AAAAAGCACCACCACCATGTTTAGCATATCCCCCATAGCTGTCAGCAATAATCTTTCTACCCGTTACACCACAATCCCCAAATGATCCACCAATTACAAATCTGCCAGTTGGATTAACCAAGATTTTAAAATCTTCGTTCATTCCGTATTCCCTTGCAGTTTCTTTCATTACTTTTGAAACAATGTTATATATTTCACTTTGTTGTATTTCTTCGGTATGTTGTGTTGAGATTAAAAACGTATCAATCTTAATACCATTTTCAGTATAATCAACTGTAACTTGTGATTTTGCATCTTGTTTTAACTGTGGATGATTTAGTGCTTTTAATTTTAATAATGCTTTTGTAGCCAATATATAAGCTAAAGGTAAGCATTCTGGAGTTTCATCTGTTGCATAACCGAATATAATACCCTGATCCCCTGCTCCACCAATATCAACTCCCTGTGCAATATCAGGTGATTGCTTATCAATTAAATTCGTAATTTGATATGTATTAACATTCTCTAAGTTGATATCTGATAGTACGTTTCTGATAACCTTATCCACATCTACTTTTGTATTACTTGTAACTTCTCCGGCTACTGTTATGTAATTATTTTTAATCAATGTTTCAATAGCTACTCTACTGTTCTTGTCTTCTGCTAAATAAGCATCTAGTAAAGCGTCACTAATTTGGTCACATATTTTATCTGGATGACCATATGATACTTGCTCGCTTGTAAAAAGCATTATCTCACTCCTTTCATTATTCAATTTCAATAAATTTAGTGCCACCTTTATCTCTTCTTATTGCTTTCCTGAGTTCATATTCTAAAGATTCACAATCCACGATTTTACAACTCATCATCATCTGCCAATAACCATTGTATTTGTCACTCCAAAAATCTTTCACTGGATGCACTTTTCTTGATGGGCAACATATTTTAGTGTAGTCCATTCTCATATCATATGAAGATGATGTAAACGTGACTAAATAATATTTCCTTTCTCTTCTATCCAAATAGACACCTCTTTCTATTTTTTGAATCAAACTATAATTTTATGTGCTATTCTTTATAAGTTTCTATTACATTGCAAACACTTTTAATTACTGATTTGTAGTAGTCGTGAATAAAATCATCAAGATAGGTTCTTCTTGTAATATAGTCGCCATATACTTCACAAACTTCTAACATATCAGTATCTTCTACATTATGTTCCTTTAAAACCTCTCTATGATTTTCTATTGCACAATCATATTCTCCACCAAAAGTATAATTGGTTAAAATATCAATTATCTCATATAATTTTTCGTTCAAATTTACACCTTCTTTCTTATAAGATGAAATCTCGATTTTAAGTGATTTTATAATCCACCTAATGCAAAATACTCATCATAATGGTATTGCAAAACAGCTTCTATTGTATAGTGTGATTCCATTTTAAAAATCTTATCTCCATCCCATACAATAGATTCCCAAAAATACATTGGTGTAATAGTAGATGCTCTACGAAAGATTGTAGATATTCTATATTGGCTATTTATTCTTGTATGTATTGATGTTGGGAAATGTGTTCCTTTTTCTTCAATATAATCCTTGTATTCGTTTTGCATTTTCTCACTTCCTTTCAATTAATGACATAAAACGTAGTTTTGATGTGATTTTTAGCTCATTTTAGGCTGTTTTTAGTATTATTTGATACTAAATATTGTATGTAAATAACTTTTCAACTCTAATATTTGAATCGTCATTTGAAGTTTTATTACTATTAAGCAAAGTTTTAACTTCTTTCTGCCAAATACATGTAAATTCTTCAGGCATATCATATTCACTAATTAAAACTGTGTTATATTCACTAGCAACCTTTACCCAACTATAAAATTCTTCATATGGGAATTCATTAGTTTTATATTTTGTAGTACCCTTATAAGGAATATCACAATATATTACATATCCTTTTATTTTATCCAAAGGTAAATCTTGAAACTTAATATTCCTAAATTCTACATCTTCTAAGTTTGCCATTTGTTTCTTTAAATTCTTAATTGCACCAGCAGACCACTTACCAGAATTATCATCACGACTATCTCTAGCATAACCTCCAAAATACTTAGCACCGAAACTAGCACAAAACCCAACTAAGCCTAGATACCAATCTGGAAACTTCTCTTTATTCTGTTGTACTTGTTTATATTCATCTTCCATAATTCTGTCTGGAATCTGATCTAAATTTTGTTGTGCAAATCGTAATAGTGCTATTAATTGCTTATGTATGTCACATCCAATTCTTTTCTTACATTTAATCTTGTCAATCATATTAGCACCACCTACGAATGGTTCTAAATATCCTTTAGTATCTTCTGTTATATATGACTGTATAATTGGTGCTAATTCCTTTGATAATTTATTCTTACTTCCTACGTATCGCATTTAAATAATTCCTTTCTTGTTAATAGTTTAATATTATTGTTATTTATAACATAAAATATTTGATTTATGTGGTTTTTAATTATTCTGTATATAGAAATTTAGGACTAAATGGAGAAGATTTTCTATCAAATCGCTTATCATAAAACTCTTCTACTGTAGTACATCCCTCTTGTCTATTTGATGTAAATAGATGATTACATTTACAACAATCAAAACGTCCTAATTCATTCTTCAAATCTTCAATCTTATAATCTAATCCATACTTATGTAGCATTGCTGTATTGTTAAAATCTGTACTCTTATGTATTAACGCATCTCCACAACAACACTTACTTGTTCCATGTTGGTGTAAATCATTGTCAGCTAAACTATACGGGATATTATATTTATGTAATAATTCAAGGAATGGTTTGTATAATTCAGTTCTAATCTCAGGCTTTAAGTTTAATAACCCCATTTGTGTAAAATCACTTGACTTTAATCCAGTAAGATCCAGTAAGTATTCTTTATGTTCTTTATTCTGAGGAACTAATTTTAATCCCTCTATCGTAAAGTGGTCAGCATCTTTAAACATTTCAACTATCTCTGTCGTAGATACACTTGGAATAAATGGTTGTAGTCTTATACCAACTTTAAATCCTTTATCTTTTAAATCTCTATAAAATTTATATCTATCCTTGATATCTGGAACACATGGTTCAATATCTTTTCTGTTATTGACGTTGGTTACTGATAATTGAAAAGTATGTAGCTCTGGTCTAATATCACAATTGTATGTTGTATCTGCTTTGGTGCTAAAAAGAATATGTATTCCATATTTATTTGTGACATCTAACATTTCTTTAGTTATATTTAATCTTTTTTCTACTGGCTGAAATGGATCACTCATACCACCACAATGCCAAGTAATATTGTCTGCTATCAATGAATCAAGAAAATTACTTTTATCATATTCTTTTTTGTTAAATATTTTATCTAGTTTCTTCTCTATCTGTTTTATATTTGCTACTTGTAATTTTTTTCAAATTCCATTATCTTTCTACAATTGGAAAAGCAATATGTACATCCGAATCCACATGTCTTATATGTATCAACTCTTATTGGCAATCCACAAATAGCAAATTTACTACTTACGTTTAAAGCATTAAATGTTTTTAGTTTATCTTTATTAATAATATAATCATCTCCTTTAGTTTATTATAGTTTTATATTCTTGTTTACCTGATAAAATCATCCTTTTATGTGGTTAATTAATTAACCTTATTTCTTCATCAAATTCAATCAATGCACCATTAACAGTTAATTTATTCTCATCTATCTGTTTGACATCATCTGCATCAATACTAATATAGCCTGTGTACTCCCATCCATTTTCCGATAATTCTACTTGATAGTTTTTCATTTATTAATCCTTTCTACTGAATCAAACCGTTGTTTTATACTATAACTCAAATTTAGGTTCTTTACTATACTTTTCAATTAAATCATTTGCTAGTTTTTTAATTGTTTCGCTTGTTTCTTTCGTTTCCACTAATCCTTTTAGAAAGGCAATCGAATAATCTTTATCTATGTAATTCACTAATGTTTCAATAGTGCCTATGCATCCAAGATAATACATATCATACATGCCTTGATGCTTCATTATGTTTTCCACGATCTCATCTTTGGCTATTTGAATTTCTGATTTCTTTCTAATATAATAATCTCTTAAATCCATATTCTCTCCTTTCCTAATCCAACCAAATGATATTTTTATCGTATTATATTTTTTTTATGTATGGTCTAATTGCCTTATTTATAGACATCTGTTGTTTCTCGTAATCAGTTTTCTTTAACTTGCCTATAGTATCAAAATATATTCTCTGCCATAATGATAATTTGATTCCCGAATAATATTCAATTATCTTATATGGATGTTTTTTAAACTCTTTAAACATTTGTAAATATTTTTCATGTGCTGAAGATACATATAATAACTGTTCCTTATTATCTTCTATTGTCTTCACCTCCAAATTTTCAAAGCAAATTGATATTTTATTCTAAAATTTCTATCTCGTCATCTGAAAAGTATTCACTCAACTCATGACAATAGTATATAATATGCTCTCCTGAGTAGTGCGATTGTTTAACTGATACTATTGCATTAACATATTTTAATTTAAAAGCTGAATTGTTTTCGTCTTCTTCATCATTGATTTCGGCATATAGATGATACATTCCAGTTTTATTTATCTCGTCAACACTTTTTATTCTTGCTTTCTTGTAATTACTTATGTAATATTCTTTTTTACTATATTTCGTACCAGTGTCTATTCCGATGTAATAATCTTGATTAGTATCTAAAGCCTCTTCTTTTATTCCTGTACAATTATTTTTCCATAAATGATACGTTCTTTTCATTAATCTCCTTTCCTGTTATGTGATAGAACTCACATTTTATTGTTTTATATATGGTTTTAATACCTCGTCTAAAACTTCGTTACTAACTAAAAAATCAGTATCATAAAATTTTATCTGACTAGATTTTTTACCTCTAGTAGTATCTTGTTCTTTTTCTGGTGACAAAACCCTTATTATACTACCATTAGTAAATTTTATAACGTAAT